AACTGGATCTAGTAACACGTTTGGCGTTACTCAATCTGGAACTATTGACACAACAGTTAATGTATTGAGTTCTGGAAGCGGTAATACATGGAACATTACTACTGGAAATTAATATGTATCATATTGCTCTGGCCGCAACTAACACTTGCGGCCGTGGGTAGTATAACTGAACTTCAAAACACCCCCGCAAACATCCAACGTAAAGGCTCTAGTCTTACCGGAAATAAAGGTATAGGTGTAGAGATGAACGACGTCGTCAAGACGGCTCAAGGCAAAACAGGTATAACTTTTGCTGACGACACAAGAGTACAAGTAAGTGAAAACAGTAAGCTAGTCATCGATGACTTTGTGTATGACCCTAATAGCAAGAAGGGTGGTAAGCTTGCAATGAAGGTCGCTTTAGGCACAGTACGTTATGCATCAGGTGCAGTCGCACATAATAACCCAGACAACGTTAAGATCAATACACCAAGCGCTACTATCGCAGTCAGAGGTACAGACTTTACTGCTACAGTAGACGAGTTAGGTAGGAGCACCATAATCTTATTACCAAGTTGTCCTAAAGATTATAAAGACGTCATACTTGATTGTAAGACTGGTAAAATCGAAGTACTTACAGACGAAGGCAAAGTTGTATTAGATCAACCGTTTCAAGCCACGAGGGTTGATAACAGAGATAGTAAGCCGTTTAAACCAGTTACTTTAAACTTAGATGAAACTCAAATAAGTAACATACTCATATTAAGTCCACCAAAAGAGCTTAGAGAGTCTGATGAAGATAAATCTAAGAAGAGATCTGAAGTAAAAGGTGCACTAGATGTAGACTTCTTAGCGGAGAACAAACTCATAAACGTGTTAGAAAAACAGGCAGCTGAGACATATAAGAGCAAGCTAGATCGAAACTTCTTAGATAATGATTTATTAGCAAACATACTAGACATCATCAATGCACAATTAGCAGCTCAATTAGATCTATTAGGTAAGACTAAGTCTGGATTATTACCAGATTATATACCAACTTCTGGTGTATTAGTTGAAGTCGATGATCTACAAGTCACATTATGTCGTGAAGGTAACGGAGATGTACAATGCATCACGACTCCAAAAAATCAAAATACAACCATAACACAAACTCAAGGACCAGTAGAGATCAAGAATAGGATTAACAATGGTGGTAACACGGTTATTAACGCTACTCAAAATTAGTCTATTGTTATTTTGCTTAGGTGCAAAAGCTGAAACTTTAGGTATAGGCTTTGAAAATAATAGCATAGACGGGTGGACAGTTTCTGGAACATTAGCCGCTACGAAGAGTACATGGAGTTCTACAGGAGTGGGTGTAGCTCTTACCACAGGAGTTACAAACTATAGTCCAGGTGGAGGTAAGACGTGGAACATAAACCCATATGGATCTTATATGGCTAGTATACAAGCTGGATCTTCAAACACTGTTACTTTTGATAGTGCTATCAGCAGCTTAGGGTTGACTGGCACTGAAAATACTGCTATTAAACAATACCTGACATATCAATCACAAAACGGTGGAGGTGGAAACCCTACTCCAACTAATTCTAGCTGGATGAAAAAAACTTTTACGTTACAAACTGGTGTAACATACACGATTGCTTGGCAATACTTGAGTACAGACTACACACCATATAATGACGGTAGTATCATGACACTAACACACACTAGTAATGCTAATATCATGCCAACACTAAACAACCTTGCACAAAGATATGCATTGTTAGGTTTTACAAATCCTGGAACCGGTAACTATGCTACAGGCAGTTATGGAGCTACAGGATGGCAAGTAGCTCAGTTTACTGTTCCAGAAAATGGTAGTTATACTTTAGGCTTTGCATCGTTTAACTTAGGTGACACTGCATTGAGTCCTATCTTATTCATAGACGTCATGCAAGGAACTACTACACTCAATGGACAAACGTTTACACCAGTAACACCAAATGCTGGTAGCTCTGCTCCACCTCCTCCAGCTCCAGGCCCATCTTACAGTTCTGGAATAACACCAGCACAAACGACTACAAAGAACAATGCAAATACTATCAGACAAGGACAACATGGTAACGAGATATACGTTGAACAGTCTGGAAATAACAACACCTTTGATATTAGTCAAGGAGCTACAGTTACGGGTAAAGCTAGGATAGAACTATATTCTACGGGAGATAATAATACTTTTAACTTGAAACAAGGAAAGAACTCTGATGGCACTACGCCTTTGGCTGATAGTAATAATCATTACTTATACTTTAACCTAAACGGTAGCTCAAACAATATCACTACAAGACAAGTGGATGGGACGACTTCAGGATCTGGTCATTTTAATCATTCGACTGTGGCTGGAAGCAATAACAGTATATTAAACTTACAAACTGGATCTGGTAGCAAGACTTTATTTCAAAGCGTAACTGGTAATAATAACACTGTGTCGACTACTCAGCAAGATTCTGGTCAACACTACTTAGACCTTAAACTAACTGGTCCTGGTCATAACACGACCATACTTCAGTCTGGTTCAGGTAACCATGCGGCAACCATAGACTTAACAAATTCTGGTGGAGCAGCTACATTAAACCTTAATCAGTCAGGATCAACTAATCAAGTTTACAGTATCCAACAAAGTTGTGTTACTGCTGCAGGTTGCTCAACAAGCATCACACAACCATAGATAAATAACAAATGAAAAAGTATAAGACTATTTGCATCTCTGACACTCATCTTGGTTCTAAGGATGCTAAGGCTGATCTACTTAATAATTTCCTTAAACACCATGAATGTGATAATCTGTTCTTAGTAGGAGACATCATAGATGGATGGAAGATACAGCAGAACAAATGGAAATGGAAGCAAAGCCATACTAATGTTATCCGTAGGATACTAGGTTATGCTAAACGTGGAACTAAGGTTACATATGTGACTGGCAACCATGATGAGTTCCTTAGACCATTCGTCAATCAGTTTGCTTTAGGTTCTATTACTATATGTAACCAAGCAGAGTATAGAGACACTGATGGAAACCTATTCTTAGTAACACATGGTGACATGTTTGATGGTATTACAAGAGTTGGTAAATGGATTGGGTTTCTTGGCGATACAGCTTATGATTGTGTATTATGGATCAATACTAAATTTAACTACATAAGACATAGGTTAGGGTTTGGTTATTGGTCATTAAGTAAGTTTCTTAAACATCAAGTAAAGAAAGCGATAGATTTTGTATTCAAATTCGAAGAAAACCTTGCAGGATACTGTGAACGAAAAAACTTTGATGGAGTTATTTGCGGCCATATCCATACTCCACAGATTAAGACAATCAATGGAATAATCTACATGAATGATGGTGACTGGGTAGAATCATGCTCAGCTCTTGTAGAACATGAAGATGGTAAATGGGAAATAATTTATTGGAATGAGATCATATGAAGATATTAATAGTAACAGACAATTTAAGAGATCAAGTCAATGGCGTTGTCACTACATACAAAAATATTGAGGATCATGCTGTTTCTGCTGGTCATAGTATTGTTTATCTTGATCCCGGGAAGTTCCGTCATATTAGCTGTCCTTTTTATCCTGAGGTCAAACTTTCCCTTCCTTCGTTCTTTATCAGTAAGATTAAGAAGATGGGTGCGGATCGTATTCACATCGCGACAGAGGGACCGCTAGGACTATTTGCAAAGTTCTACTGTGACGCAAACAAGATACCATACACTACAGCGTATCATACTAAGTTTCCAGAATTCTTAAAAAAATTATTATGGATACCTACATCTATCACATATAGGTATCTTAAATGGTTTCACAAGTATTCAAAAGCTGTGTTAGTACCGAGTGAATCGATGAGCATAGAATTGCAATCTAAGGGGTTTGTAAATCTAGTTATATGGACTAGAGGCGTATCAAAAGATCTCATAGAAAAGCGTAAAGACAAAACAAAGAATATGCCTCCAAAGATTTTGTATGTAGGTCGGGTAAGCAAAGAAAAGAACTTAGAAGACTTATGTAATTTACAAAATATGTATGATATCACTGTAGTCGGAGACGGGCCTATTTTACCTCAGCTGATCCGCAAATACAGAAAGGTTAACTTTACTGGTTATAAATTTGGAGATGAATTAAAGCAAATATATGTAGAGAACGACATATTTGTTTTCCCAAGTCTAACTGATACTTTTGGTATAGTTATCATAGAAGCTTTATGTAATGGATTACCTGTAGCAGCATATAGGGTAACTGGTCCACAAGATATCATTGAATATGGTGTTACAGGATATCTAAGCATGTATGGCAATGGGTTACAGTCTGCTATAGAAAAATGTAAGTCATTAGATAACGTTAAAGTACAAGAATTATCTATTAAAACATGGACTTGGAAAAATTGTTTTGATATATTTATCAAAGCTGTTAAATAATTTTACTTTAATTAACTATAGGAGTATAATGTCAATATGAGTTTCCTTGTAGCTAACTTGCCTCCAGTACATTGCTATGTTCGTAAGGAGTTCTTATATGATTTTAAATCTGGTCATGGCGAATATGAGTCATGTATATGGGTTAGTATCAAGAGCCTTCGTAGTCAAGCATTTAGGATAGAGTCATACTTCCCAAGATACGGAGCTTTATATGATAAGTTGCCGTTGCATGCTTATGTAAGTAGAACGACTGATCTAGAACCTGAAAAGTTCTTATCACTAGACACTTTACAGATATGGGATTGTTTTAGTTATGACATAGCAGTCATACAAAAAGCATTCTTAAGGAACTTAAGCTGTAAGGTGTATGCTAAAGATAAACAGTTTCATCATGGTGACTATATGTTTACGGTAGATAATTCAGCTCCAGACTTAAACATACTAGATACGAGTTACAGTGAAGTTCCAGAAGATCATAAGAGTTTTAACTTTATACAACTAAACAATGGACAGTATGCTGCTCAGCCGAATAACAGGTGTATATTCTTTGATGCAGCAAGTAATCCAAAAGAGATGTTATTCCCTGATTTTAAAGTCTGCACCAAGAAGTATGTGGTAGAGACTAATCCTAAATGGAGACTAGGTGATAGCGATACAGTAACATACGAATAAATAAACATATGAAAAAATTACTTAGCCCATGGTTTGCACTAGTCACCCTATTAGTTTTAGTAGGCATTAGAGTATCAGATCCATCATTTGTAGAGTCAGTTCGTCTTAGATACTTTGACACGCTGATCACAAGTAAACCTGTAGTACAATCAAAACAAGTCCATGTCGTAAACATAGATGATAAGTCTATAGAACACCTTGGGCAATTTCCATTTCCAAGGACCCAATATGCAAATATCATCGAAGATCTTTACAGCCGTGGGGCTGGTCTTGTTGTCTTTAATCTGTTTATGCCTGATAGTGATAGGTTTGGAAAAGATGCTGGACTGGCTGATACCCTTACTAGGCATCCTGTAGTATTACCACAAGTCGCAACATCAGACAAACAAAAACCTGGTGCATTTAGACCGGGAGTATCAGAAATCGGAGGCAAAGCTTCTGATCATGCAGTAAACTATCCGGGCATTCAAGCCAATATATCATCATTTAACAGCAAAGCTGCTGGAATAGGAGTCGTAAATGTATTACCTGAAATTGATGGTGTTGTTCGTCGTATCCCTATGGTCGTCGCAAGTGATGGCCAATTGTACCCAAGTATCAGTCTTGAAACAATGCGTGTTGCAGTTGGAGACCCAAGTTTCCAAGTCAAGTCAAACGCAAACGGGATTGAAGCTGTCAGAATACCTAGCTTCGCCAAGGTCGTCACAGACCCAATGGGTAGAATATGGGTCGATTGGAGTTCCACGCCGATTGAACACAGTCTTGTGGGATTACCCAAGTCATTCGATGGAGGTATCGTCATCGTTGGGTTATCGGCACGCGGACTTAACAATCCCGTTGCAACCCCACGAGGAGCCGTCTATCCTCATTATGTACAAGCTTCAGTTTTAGATACACTAACATCTGGCGCCAACATATCTCGTCCTGATTGGGCAGATGGTGCTGAGATGCTTGCTATAGTTGTATTATCAATCATCATAATCTTTTTAACGAGGTGGAAATATGCTATTCTTCCTATCATTAGTATTATTGGTTCTATATATTACGCTTCTCGCTACGTGTTCGCCCATCAAGGTATTCTGTTGGACGGCATTTATCCTATTATTAGCTTGTCTGTTGTCTATGGTCATGCATACACCGTTAAGTTCATTTCTGAATTAAACCAAAAGCTACAGATCAAGAAACAATTTGGTACATACTTATCGCCAGCAATGGTTGAAAAGTTACAAAAGAACCCAGAGCTATTGAAGCTTGGTGGTGAGACTAGAGAATTATCAATCATGTTTACAGACGTTCGTGGCTTCACGACTATCTCAGAACATTATGGTAAAGACGTTCAAGGTCTGACTAAGATCATGAACAGATACATGACAGCCATGACAGCAAAGATCATTGAAAATAATGGTACACTTGATAAGTATATAGGTGATGCTCAGATGGCTTTTTGGAATGCTCCTTTAGATGATAAGGATCATGCATTAAATGCAGTTAAGACTGGATTGGAGATGTTAAATGATTTGGATAAATTCAATGAAGAGATCGCTAAAGAAAATATACCAGCGTTCGGTATGGGACTTGGTATTAACAGCGGCGACGTGGTTGTTGGGAATATGGGTAGCAGCCAGCGTTTTGATTACACTTGTCTTGGTGATGCGGTCAATCTTGCTTCCCGTTTAGAAGGACAATCAAAGAACTATGGTGTACGTATCGTATTAGGTACAAAGACCGCAGAGTATGCTAAAGAAGTTTATTCAGTCGTAGAGATGGATACGATCGCTGTTAAGGGCAAGACCGAAGGAGTTAAGGTATACACGATAGGCGAGACTATTAAACATAAACATGAAGAGTATCTAAAAGAATACTATCGCGGTAATTGGAAACGTGCTACAGAATGGGCACAAGAACTCATCGATGATAATAACGTTACTATCAAAGACTACTATCACAAGATGATAGAACGAATGGACGAAGGTCTCCCTGCTGAGTGGGACGGTGTATATCGAGCCACAAGCAAGTAATGAAGTTCTTAATTTTACTTTTATTAGCATTCAACTGCTATGCTCAAGACATAACTGCTAACTCATGGGTGGTGACAGATGAAGATGGAAAGGTGATCGCGGGGCAAAATATTGCAGAAGTCAGGTCAATAGCATCTATCACAAAACTAGTCACAGCGATGACCATATTAAACAGCGGAGAGAACATAGAAGCTCCAGTCAAGACTAAAGCTTTTGGTATGATAACACGCCATCAGCTGATAGACATGGCCATAGTAAAGTCAAATAACCAAACTGCAGACTTATTATGTCAGTTATATGTAGGTGGATATGACAGGTGTATAGCTGACATGAATCACTTGTTATTTAAGCTTAACCTACTCAACACCATCGTCTATGATGCTACTGGTCTTGATAGACGTAACAAATCCACAGCCATGGAGCTAACACAGTTAGTCCAGGAAGCTGCAAAATATCCAGAATTAGTCAACGCATCTCAACAGGCAAAGATCAAGATTAAGACCAAGAAGCGTTTCTGGGTCTTTAAGAACACTAACCCTCTCATAGGTAAACGTCAGGACATACTGATCTCCAAGACAGGCTATACAAGGCCTGCCGGAGGCTGCCTGGCGATGCTTATGTCCACAGATAAGGGCCAGAGATCAGTCGTGGTTTTAGGCTCCCAGAACACTCATACACGCATCCCCGAAGCTGAATTCTTAGCTGAAAATTACTAATAAAATCATAGGTTTATAAGTTATTGATTTATATAGATAATTTATTTTAGTCCAGACTATGTACATTAATTAGCCTTTTCTGTATAATGGTTCTATACTAATTAATAACGGAGAGAAAACTATGAAGACAAATACAGAACAATTAGCTTGGGAAATTCAAGCTTATGGCATGACAAAAGCTCAATTAAATCTAATGGTAAAACAACAAGCTTTTCCAGGTACTGAGATGATGTTTGCAGCTGGCTTATTAAGCGACGCTCAACAAATCATGGATCCAGAATTCAATGATGAAGGTTGGGTAAGTCCTAAGACAGCTAATCAAGCTCGTCAGTACATCAACTGTGCTAAGGCAATCATGTTTGATGTTATGGATCCATCAAGAAAGGCTGCTTAATGACCTTCAAAGTGAATGGGCACTATTATAAGTGTATTGTTAACCCTCAGTTTGCCTTCTCTGGTAATACTTTGGAAGGCTGGATGTTAACAGCGCAAGATAACGATAACGGTATCATTGACAGTTTACTTAAAGCAAGATTTATCAAGGAGATTATATAATGGGATTAGATATGACAGCATACACCCGCGCGAAGGGTGCCGAAGAAACAACAGAGATCCAATACTGGCGTAAACACAACGCGCTTCATGGTCTCATGGAAGAGATATGGCGTGATAAGGCTGAGTTAGCTGGTGAGGACATTAGCGATGTTCAGTTTAACTGTGTTGAGTTACAACTTACTGAAGCTGATCTTGACTATATCGAGTCACAGGTTGTAGGTGAAACTTTACCAGAAACAGAAGGCTTCTTTTTTGGTCATGACTCAAGGTTTAGTGACGAAGACAAATTAAAGGACTTAGAGTTCATCACTAAGGCTCGTGAAGCTTTGGCCAACGGTGAAGAAGTATTTTACGATAGTTGGTGGTAAGCATGTACATTAATTCATTTATTTGGTAGAATTATATTATGGAAAATAAAAATACAGTAGTTAGTGTCAAGGACATTAAAAGGGGTCGTATGTATACGGTACCAGAGCCAATCGACTATGATGACCTCATAGAAGACGAACGCCAGTTATTAAACGCTATGGCTGATCCCCACTTCAATGGTCCTGGCTACGACGAATAAGACTCTCAGCCAATCAATAAAATATATGCGGACACTGCATAGCACTGCTTCCGATGGGTCAGCTACTAGTGCACTGGTAGTTCCGAGAGTCTTTTTAAAGTACATTAGAGGGGTTAAACTAAGGTACCTCTATTTGACCTAGTGTACTTTAAAAAGGGCCTATAGCTCAGTTGGTTAGAGCAGAGGACTCATAATCCTTTGGTCCATGGTTCGAGTCCATGTGGGCCCACCAAATTATTTTACATTAAATCATCTTTATATTATAATGGAGTTATTATGCAAGATATGAATGTTCGTCAGTTAATCTTAAATTCAATCAAAGATAAAAGCATCACAGTATCCTTTACTAAAAAGGATGGCAGTAATCGCGACATGCTTTGTACTTTAGCAGAGTCATTAATACCTGAAGACAAAAAGCCAAAGACAGAGAATACAAAATTTAGTGATGACGCACTACGTGTGTTTGATTTAGATAAGCAGGAATGGAGATCATTCCGTTGGGACTCAATTAAAACAGTGAAAGGTATATAATGCAATTATTAGAAGAAGATAAAAAGAAGATCAAAGGTGCTTTAAACGAGATCAGTGACTCTATGACTCGTGTTGAGGCTGAGAAGGATTTCGTTAAGGAAGTTCTTAAGAACCTATATGACGAGTTCAAGATCCCTAAAAAGACATTAGCAAAATTAGCTAATACATATCATAGACAAAACTTCAACGAAGAGGTCGCATTGAACGATGAGTTCGAGACCATCTATACCACAGTTACAAACCAAGAATAATTGTACATTAATCCATAACTATGGTATACTGTCATCATGAAAACTAAAAAACCAACCAAAGAATGGAAAGAGAAAGCCCTCGCACAAGGCAAAGGCTCTGGTGCTCCAATCGTTACGCAAGAAAACTATAAGTCAACATTGATGGCAGCTCTTGGTTACTATAATACTAATGCTGAAAACTCTACACGAGCTAATGCACTTAGGAAATATATCAAAGGCTATGCTAAAGAATGGGACGGTAAACTGTCAATGAAGGACGTATCGTTCAAAGATATCTATAAAGTCTTATCTGATAAGGTGCCTGACTATGAGCTCATCAACATGGGTTCATTATGTATGATCATGGAGAACGGTGGCTTCATATCACCTATAAATCATGATGATATGTTACAAAAGGTCGTAGCTATCTATCACAAGTACAACACAGACGAAGTCATTGATGATAGACCTAAAGCACCAGTCATCTCTATAGATCAGCGCGTAGCAGATGCAGCTCGTGCGGCCTCTGAAGACATTGACTATGCTATCGATAACTTTATTAAAAATAAGACATGGGACTTTAATACTAAAGCACACCTCTTATCCAATAATATATCAGGCATGGTCGCTAAGCGTATCGGTGATTACTATAAGCTTAACGTAAACGAGATCGATGAAGCGCTTGAAGGTAAAGACGAACAGCTTGTAGAAGGCTATTCATTCCTTACTAGGACTGAACTCAAGAAGTTTAGAGCAGCAATCCAATCTATCGTAGATGATTGTGCTCAACACCAAGTTACTGTTAAGAAGCCAAGAGTCACCAAAGCAAAACCACCAGCAGTCATCGTTAAGAAACTTAAGTATATGTTTAAGCATGATCTATTAAACCTTAAGTCTATCAACCCTGCTGATATCGTTGGTGCTAAAGAGTTATGGGTATACAACATTAAGTATCGTAAGCTTGTATCTTATATGGCTGATGACTCTGATACACTATCAGTCAAAGGTACAACGATCATCAACTATAGTATCGCTAAGTCATGGTCATGGACACTAAGAAACCCTGAGAAGTTCTTTAAAGACTTATCTATTGGTAAACGTAACCTTAACACAGCAGTAAAAGCTTTGACTACAAAACCAACTGCACCAAATGGTCGTATCAATGAAGAGACCATATTATTAGGAGCATTTTAAAATTATTATATTAGACTATAGTCAGATTGCTCTGAGTAACATATTACCGTTTCAGAACGATATCAAGCGTCAGTCACCTGAAGAGATCAAGAACCTCATCAGGCATACTACATTATCCACGATTAAGTCATATAAGAAAAAGTATGGTAAAGAATATGGTGAACTAATCATCGCGTGTGATGGTCGAAACTATTGGCGTAAGTCAGTATTCCCACACTATAAAGCACATCGTAAGGCGAACAGAGATAAGTCAGACCTTGATTGGGGTTTCATCTTTGATACGCTCGCAGAGTTAAGACAAGAACTGATTGATCATTTCCCGTACAAGGTACTTATCAACGAAGGCGCTGAAGCTGACGACATCATAGCTACTTTAGTAGATTATAGCCAAGAAAATTTATTGATACAAGAAGGGCTGTTTTACAGCCCTCAAAAGATATTGATCGTCTCATCTGATAAGGACTTCATACAGCTACAGCGCAACAAGAACGTGCGTCAATGGTCACCTATGCAGCGTAAGTATGTAGAAGGATCACAAAAAGATATACAAGAGTATACGATCCAGCATATAGTTAAAGGTGATAGTGGCGATGGCATACCCAACATCTTGTCAAGAGATGACGTGTTTATGTCAGGCGATAGACAAAAGCCGTTCTCAGCTAAGCGTTTACCAGAATTCTTTGAAAAGGGTATCGATGCTTGCAAGAACGACGAGGAACGCAGGAACTATCAGCGTAATCAGACTTTGGTTAACTTCGATCATATACCTAAAGAACTAGCTAAAATCATCATATATACTTATGAGAATACTAAACCTAAAGGTGATAAAAATTCTATAATGAACTATTTAATTCAAAACAAATGTCGTCTACTTTTAGACGAAATCGAGGACTTTTAATATGGCTATTAGATTTTTACCAGAGATATTAGATGAGATCAATAAAGATCCCAAACTATTATCAACCAAATATAAAGGTAATACAGCTTTACGCATAGTGTTTGAACACTCATTCTTACCTGATAAGAAGTTCTTACTACCAGATGATGCACCTCCATTCAAAGCGGATGCAGCACCACTTGGCATGAGTCCAGCTATCTTAACACAGGAGCTTAGACGCTTTTATATATTCTTACGCAAAGACTTAAAACCTATCAAACGTGAAGCCTTATTCATATCATTGTTAGAGTCTGTACACCCAACTGAGGCTGACCTATGCATAGCTATTAAGGATCAAAAGCTACATAAGATGTATAAGAAAATCACTCGTAAGGTGGTTGAAGAGGCAGGGTTCATTGCACCTGAGACGACAGGAGCATAGATTTACATAAATAGATAGTAAGCTGTATGCTGGATAAACTATGAATCCAGGTGAGTTTAAAATTGTCTTTATAATCAACACCTTATGTTAACATGTACTTTTATTAGGGGATGTGGTATACTGTATAGTATGATAAGGCATATATTACTCTATAAGTCAGACACTATTTCAGTCAGCTGTACGTCAGCTGTGTATGAGTTATCTACACGTAGGTTAACCACGTACGTCAAGCAATGCATTGCAGCTGAAAAGACCCTTATCAAAGACATATCCAAAAAATATCCTAAGAAGTCCAAAGGTATCAAGTATGACTTCTTGTTTAAGAACTTCAAAGCTGAGGATATGCTTGGCACTACCGATCAACAGTACGATGACGACTTATTGATTGAGCTCAACTCAAAGAACACTGCTAACTTATGTCGTACCATATCACATGAGTTAGTACATGCCAGACAGTTTATATCTGGCCAATTGAAGTATAACGTTAAGATTAAATACTTAACGTATGAAGGTGAAGCACATCGTTATATCTATCGTAAGCAACCATGGGAAATAGAAGCTTATGCATTAGAACAATCAGGTGCACTTAAGATGAAAAGGTGGCTATTAAATCATGCACATTTTAACCCAAAACTCGTTACACCAGCCATATAAAGCGAAAGTAGTTTCGTTCGAACCACTCCAAGATTGGAAGTTTAAAGTGTCATACTTTGACGACGAAGGTTTTTTATGGACAGAAGTCGTAGATCATACAAGGTTAGAAGGAGAGTTCGTAGATGAACATCTTTTATCTGCATAAAGATCCAGTAAAAGCAGCTGAGATGCATGTTGACAAGCATGTAGTCAAGATGATCCTCGAGTCATGTCAGTTATTATCAACTGCACATCGTATATTGGATGGTAAGCAAATCATGGGTAAAACCAAGACTGGTCGAAACGTCAAACGTTGGATACTACCTGAAGATTTTTTAATAGACATGAACGATGTGATATACCAAGCAACACATGTCAACCATCCATCTGCAGTATGGGCTCGGCATTCAAAAGCAAACTATATGTGGTTACATGAATTGTTAGATGCATTATGTAACGAATACACCTATCGATATGGTAAGGTGCATAAGTGCGAAGCTGATGGGCTTGTAAATATACTATCAATGCCACCGATCAATATACCTGATCTATCATTTACCGAACCGACCCCAGCAATGCCTGACCAATACAAGGTATCTGAGGACTCTATACAGTCATATCGTAACTATTACAATGGAGAAAAGCAACGGATGTTCTCATGGAAGAAAAGGTCAGTCCCTGAGTTTATAAATAAAACAGGAGATAATTATGCCATTGTATGATTTTAGAAACAAGGACACTGGTGAGGTGTTCGAGAAGTTTATGAGTATATCTGCTAAAGAGGAATACTTAAGAGAAAATCCAAACATTGAACCAATGTTGGGTATGAATGCACTCATAGATCCAGTCAGGTTAGGTGTTCGTAGACCAGATCAAGGGTTTAAAGAAGTACTACAACGTATTCACGAAAAGACTGCAGGTTCTCAACTAAATAAATTTAGTAACCACTTATAAAATATGGGTCCGCTGAACCCCATAGCATTATTAAGTTCAGTTGTTAACTTACAAAGGAGAATCACATGTTAACAAACATTATTGTATTTTTAGTTGGTGCTCATTTGGGTGCAAAATACCCACAAAAAGCAACACTAATCGTTGACACAGCTGTATCTTTTGCAAAAGCAGTATGGGCAAAAGTATCAGGTTTAGTGGCAAAATAATGAGCTTCGATTTCGAATTTACTGAGCAAAAACTAGCTAAGATACTTACTCGTAATAAGAAAGTACACGAGTGGTATGAGGCAATGTTTGAGCAGTTACCTCAATTTGAAGTAACTACAGCAAAACGCGTTGCTGCTTTTGTGGCTCAGTGTGCACATGAATCTGCGGACTTCACGACTCTTCAAGAAAACCTAAACTACTCTGCTGATGCATTGAACAAACTGTTTAGTAAGTACTTTGCTTCAGCTGGTAGAGATGCTGCTCCATATCACCGTAAACCTGAAATGATTGCAAACGTAATATATGCAAGCCGTATGGGTAACGGAGATACTGCAAGCGGAGAAGGTTATAAGTATAGAGGACGTGGTCCAATTCAATTAACAGGTAAGGCTAATTATCAAGCGTTTGCAACTGACTTCTTTGAAGATCCAGAAACGGTGATGAATGATCCTGACCTCGTGACAGACGATATACCTACCGCATTATATTCAGCATTATGGTTTTGGAATAAAAACAAACTAAACCGTGAAGCTGATCTAGGTGATATTAAGTTAATGACTAAGAAAATTAATGGTGGTTACATCGGCCTCGAAGACCGAATCAAACATTATAACCACGCCATTGAGATTTTAACAGCTTAATCATTGTACTTTAATTAGACCTTGATATATAATGAAGGTAGCAGTACTATGTAACGGTCCCAGTCGGTCAGCCTATGATCCCAATAAAGAATATGCATACCGCATAGGATGCAATATCCCTTGGACAAAGGTTGACTGTACTGTGATACTCGATCCACAGCTTGTTAAGGTATTGATCAGAAATATATCACTCATAGATTGTAAAGTATACTTTAGTCAAAATGTAGTGGATTACGTTAAAGAAGTTGGAGCTGCAACATTATTTGATGTTGTAGGTATAATACAAAAGACCCGTAGAGGTCTATCAAGCGGAAACATAGCATGCTTGAAGGCAGTAGAGCTTGGTTACAAAGACATAGATATATACGGAGCAGACGCGTTTATCACTAATGACATACGCAGTAACACTGCTAGTAAGAGTTATACAAGAAACTTCTTAAGTTCAGACGGTATGAACATGTCTCCAGATTGGAGAACTAATTTTAATAAGATGATTAAAGATCATCCAGAAGTAAAGTTTAATTTCATTGAAAGGAACGAAAATGTTAAAGAACTATAAAAATGATTTAATAATTATAGCTACTTTTTTTGCTCTTATTAGTTATTCGATGTATATATTAGCAGCGGGTCAAACTATAATCAATGTTGCTGCAGCGGTAGAACAAGCAAAAAAACCAGCCGCACCAGTGAAGAAAACGGAACCTGTTAAGAAGGTAGATAAAGCTGCAGCAAAACCAGCAGAACCAAAAAAAGATCCTAATCGTAAAAAGCCAACGCTTAAGAAAAAATATAAAAAATAATTGAAGAACTTTATATATCATGATTTCCCGAAGCTTGAACGGGTTGATGGTCCAGACGGTAGAACGTACAATACACCAGACGGTAAAAGGTATCCATCAATAACGAGGGTGACGGGCATGCTTACTCAATCATATATCGCTGAATGGCGTAATAGGGTAGGACATGAAGCAGCAACACGTATCTCTACAAAAGCATCAAGCAGAGGTACACGTATACATACGTTATGCGAAGAGTTTCTAAAAGGTAACACTGTAGACCCTTCACTCACTGATCATGAGATGTGGAAGTCAATGATACCGTATGTAGATAAGATAGATAATATACACGCTCTGGAGAGCAAACTATATTCCGATAAACTACAAGTTGCAGGCACTGTTGACTGTATAGGTGATTATGACGGTATACCGAACATCATCGATTTTAAGACTTCTGGAAAACCAAAGGATATAAATAGTATACAGCATTACTTTTTACAGGCCACAGCTTATTCAGTTATGTTTGAGGAACTAACAGGTATCGCAGTTCCTAATATAACTATTTTAATAGGAGTAGACCATGACAAAACACAAGTATTTCAAGGGAAGCGTAGCAGCTTCATTCGCCAGTTAATTGACATCCGTCAATCTTTCAAAAAATTAAATTTACTTTAATTAGCAACTAGAGTATAATATAATCAAGTAACGAATCGCAAGGAGAATATCCCCATGAAGAGAACTTTTGCTGTCATTTTGGCATTGTGTTACCTGTGTAATTTTACAATTGCACATACAGAACAAACACGACAAAAGATAGAACCACCTAAAAAATTAACTAAGGTGGAAAAACAACAAGTAGAATGTCTAGCACAAAATATCTATTATGAAGCTGGATACGAACCTAAACAAGGTAAGGTAGCAGTAGCACTAGTCACACTAAACCGCGTATATTCTGGAAATTATCCAAGATCTATATGTGCTACCATGACTCAAAAGTTTGAGGAAGTATGCCAGTTTAGTTGGTACTGTGATGATTATAAAAGGATCAAAGCACAATCATATAGATACACTAAACACGAGAAACAAGCGTTTGAAGATGCTAGACAGATAGCTCTACATACGTACTTAAACTATAGAGAGATGTACGACTTAACAAAAGGTGCATTGTTTTTTCATACAAAAGCTGTTAAACCTGAATGGAAAAACGTAACAGTAACAGCTGTTATTGGGAATCATATTTTTTACAGAAAGATTTAATAATGACTAAATTGGCAAATGAAAACGTCCCTAATTTATTAAGTGGACTAATTAATAATGTACATATCAATACGATAACATCTACAACATGTGTGCATGAAGTATTCTTAGATGCAGAGATCGAGGAACCAAGTAAGTATAGAGAACTTATCTCTGTGCTAGTCAATGCTGGTCCAAACGATAAGATCCATCTTTATATCAACTCGCCGGGTGGTCACCTTGATACAGCCGCAGCCATAGTTTCTGGTATCCTATCAAGTGAAGCAGAAGTCACAGCGTTCATCATGGGTGCATGTCATTCTGCGGCCTCTATTATAGCTATGTACTGTCATGCTGTACACGTTTACGATACAGCCTACATGATGGTTCATACAGCCTCATTCGGCTCATCTGGTAACACCCCAACAGTCAAGGCACATACAGACTTTACTGTCAAGCAGTGTGAGAATCTCATGAAGGATGCTTACGAAGGGTTCTTAACTCCTGACGAACTTAAGAAAGTCCTTAACGGTATAGAGCTATGGTATAATGCAGAAGAGATCAAGCCGCGTTTGAAGAAACGTTTTGCTGCTGTAGAAATGATGAAGAAGAAACAAGATAATAAGGAGGTCGTAGACCAGCCGAAGCCAAAGAAAACTCGAATTAAGTTAAAAGTAGAAGACGGTGAAGCTATCGATTAGTTGTGTACATTAAATGTTTATTATGATATAATATAATTTTAAATCAAGGAAAATGAAATGAACGTGGCACAACATATCAATCACAGTTATCAAACAGGCAACAAGCAAGAACTAATAAGAGTCAAAGGTGAACTAGAAAAGAACTTAAAAGAAGTAGACATATTCTTTGACGAGTACTTAGAACTATTCTCTGAGCAGATGAACTCTGCTAATAAATCAGATCCAGTTTGGAAAGCATATAACGACCAGTACAAAGCTTATGAGAATATTAAGCATAGCCTTAAGTTAACTAATCATTATATAAGTATGCTATGATGGAAGGTAAGATGTTTAAGAACACCAATGAGTTTTCATTATTCATTGAATCCATCGTAGCCGAAAAGCGGATATCCCATATGGACGCAATATTATTGTACTGTGAACAAAACTTTATAGATCCTGAGGACATCTCAGGTATGATCAATAAAAACCTCAAGCAAAAGATAGAAAACAACTTGATAGAACTTAACTACTTGCCAAAGAAGGGTAAGCTAGACATATGAATGGATTTAAGGCATATCGTTATTACCTTGCCTTAAAGCTCCATTTTACAACAGATAAGTTTAATGTATTTGAGAACAAAGGCCATGTTAAAGGATCGTACGAGTCGTTTAATGCTCGTAATGATAGACACCTGTTTGAAAAGCTTGGTTGTAAGTTTAATGCCGACAAAGAACTCATACAGTTCATAGTAGCACAGTTCGTCTACAATAACCCTAACTTCATATACGAGTTAGAGCAAGCAGACGATCATTATAGGGAATGGATCAAGGTTAAGGAAAGCCTGTCAAAGGTATTTGAGGATGACCTCAATGAACTGACACTAGAAGCAGAAAAGAACGGATACAAATTATCTGAGCTTTTTAATTGTACATTAAATGACTTTCCTGTTATAATTAAACTATATCTTGGAAAACGAATACACCCTCAGACACTATCGATATTATCTACCATGGGTACACCTGTGGCAGAACTATGTAATAATGATCATATCGACTTATTACTAGGCAACGAGCTGAGGATCATATACAAGATGGCTGGATTTATCAAGATCCAGAACAAAGAAAAGATCAATAAGATCTTTAAAGAATTTATCGAAAATAACAACATGGGCATGATAAATAAAGATGAGTAGAAGTTATACTCTATACTACGCAATATTAACATACAAAGGAAAATACGATGGACATTAATACACTCCGCGCTTCGCGCAATCAAGACTTCAGCAAGATCTCATCTGCATTCGAATCAGATAACAATAAGAACTATGAAGACAATCGCTTTTGGAAACTAGAGCGTGACAAAGCAGGTAATGCAACTGCAGTGATTCGTTTCTTACCAAGAGTCGAAGGTGATGAACTACCATGGGTTAAAGTATTCTCTCATGGCTTCAAAGGTCCAACAGGTAAATGGTACATTGAAAACTCATTGACCACTGTTGGAAAACCAGATCCAGTTGGTGAACTCAACACCACACTTTGGAACTCAGGTTCTGATGCAAATAAAGAGATCGCACGTGATCAAAAGCGTCGCTTAACATTCATCTCAAACATTGTGGTCGTATCAGATCCAGTACATCCAGAAAATAATGGCAAAGTAGTGCTGTTCAAGTATGGTAAGAAGATCTTTGACATGATCATGAACAAAGCACAACCTACATTTGAGGATGAAAAACCAGTGAATGTGTTTGACTTATGGGAAGGTGCAAACTTCAAGATCCGTATGCGTACGGTCGAAGGTTATCCTAACTATGACCAATCAGTGTTCGCGGAGCAAACACCAGTGGCTCCAACTGATGAAGCGATCTTAGCTATCGTAAATCAACAAGTTAAGCTAGCTGAGTTCATTGATCCTAACAACACTAAACAGTTTAAGTCTTATGACGAACTTAAAGCTAAGTTAGATTCAGTGTTAAGTGGTGGAGTTGCTGTACCTACGGCAGAGTCAATGAGTAATGATCCATTACCATCTGCACCACCACCATCATTCACTGCCAAAGCTGAACCAACATTTACTGCGGCACCAGCTCCAGTATCTAAAGCGCCAGAGATCAATGATGAGGATGAAGACATGATGGGTTTCTTTGCAAGTATCGCTAACGAAAACTAAGAGTAGATGTAGAAAAGGGACCGAAAGGTCCCTTTTTTATGTAGCATACCTAGAGTTATAGTAAGACCTAACAGAATGGTCTTGATCTCTTATAGGTACTTTAATAGAATTATTTGTTGATGACTTACTAATATTAGTTGGAGCATTAACGATAGTATTTGATGGAGCTGCATTAGATGGTAACTTAGATGTTGCGTTATCTGCTGATCGTGCTGAAACTTCCGCCGCTTTTTGACGATCAGCATAAATCTGCATCTTAGCTTTATCTATTGCAATGTCTTTTGAAATTTGAGATTTACTTGCTGGTTTATAATACTTCGATTTCATAGCTTGTGTATCAGTTACTGCGCCTTCATCTTCAGCGTTATCTGCAGATCGTGCTGAAACTTGATCAGCTTTATTTGATGCTGCAGTTATGGCTTTAGCTTGATCGCGTAAGTCTTCAATGTTTTGCAACCTCATGTATTCATCAGCACTGATCTCTTTATCATCTACGAGGTATCTTATATTGTTAGGATCACTAGTATCCATGCGTAAGCTGTGTGTTTCTTTATTTGATGTAGCCTTTGGAGCACCTTTGTAATAGTTATCATAGATGCCTTTACCTAAACCTATAGCACCACCGATACCCGCACCGATAGCAGTACCAACACCAGGAATAACAGAACCGATCATAGCTCCATAACCAGCATACTTAACTGCTGTACCACCAGTTCCTACAGCTTTACCAGTCTTTTCGTATCCTGCTTCTTTAAGCTTATCACCACCCCATTGCATACCTTCACCAACTGCAGCTCCAACTGCACCTATGCCGACACCTTTCATGAGCTTACCAGCACCACCTACTTTTGATAGGTATCCAGCTCCCTTTTTAGCAGCTCCAATAGCACCTTTTCTGCCGATAAGATCGGTTGCAACACTAGCTAGTCCTCCTAAAGATCCGCCTTGACCTGCCGACGCAGCAACGTTGTTTAAAGCAACTAACATGTCAGAGTCGGCTTTAGCCTTACGTTCATTCTCTATCTTAGTGATGGTTATCAGTTCATTGAGTGGTTCTGTAGAAGCTGTTAATGCTTTTAATGTATCACTCTCTTCTTGCGATACATTTAGTTCATCTTGTGAGACATCTTCTTTAGCAGATTTAATTGCTCCCTTTTTCTCACCTTGTTTTGTAGGATCAATATCAATTAGCGCTTGTGCGGCTTTATCTCGGGCTTCTATATTCTTTCGACCACCAGTAGTCCTAGCATACTCTTCTTCTGACATTAATCCTTGAGCTGTGTCTATCTTGTATTGTTCTGTTTGAAGGTTAGCTTTAGCTTCTTGTACCTTTTTACCTCTTTCAGCGTAATAGTCTTCTACAGCAGCATCTGTCTTAAACTGCTTTAGGTTTTTCATAGTAGAGTTTGCTTTAGTCATCTCATGAGCAGTTCTCAAACGCTCTTCTCGTACGTCTAGCTTTTTATCTAACCAGCTTCCACCTCCAGCTTTAACCAACCCAGTAGTATGTAATAAACCTCTGATTGATCCAAACTTCCAAGCCATGCCGCTTGGATCAAACTTATTACCAGCTCTACCTGTAAGTCTTTCTTTAAACTGTTGTCCTATCCCGCGATAGTCCTTCTCTTGCTCTTTTGCTAACTTTTCAGCTTTTTCTCCAGTAATACCTTTTCCTTTAGAAGTATCACTGATAGTTTTTGTTAACTTTTCTATGTTTTTATTTAATCTTTTATTTTCATCTATCAAGTATTCTGTATTTTTATTAGAATCTTCTTTAAGTTTAGTTTCTTTAGAGTCTTTGATAATCGGTTCTGCAGCAAGCGTTTTCGTCTTGACACCTTCAGCTGATAGGTTATGCGAACGTAACTGTTGGATAACCTGTTTAAGAGCTCCTTCGCCCATCCTTTCAGGTTGATACTCTTTCTGAAACTCTGCTTCAGATTTAAAAATTAATCCGCTTTTTGCCATTACCTACTCTCTAGTCTTTGTTTTTCTTCTTCTAAATACTTAATCAACATAGCAACATAGATCTCGCGTTCAAATGGGAACATCTCTTCAATCTCAGTCAACGAATACTTGTGGTATTGCATGAGAGCGAAGTTCATCTTATAATAGTTGGACAAGCTCTCGTGACTGAGATTAACTAAAAAAAACTTGCCAGGCCCTCCATAGACTTAACATGATGCTTGCTACATACTGGGCAATCATATTCTACTGTCTGCTTTAACTTAGGTACAGTTAAGAAAAAGTTTTCAATCTTCTTAAACTGTTCTTGAGTTAAGTTTTCAAGGAAGTCTAATACTTCTTGTCTTGTTTGATCTTTAGTATTAAACACCTCATCAGTGTTGTATATTGATTCTATACAATCAACTACTACATCAAATATACTGTCTATATCTCCGTCTCGTATCTTCTCTAACTTATCTAAAGTATCTAGCGACGGGTTTTTCATCATGATCCCAACATCATCAAATAAAGGGATGTTAGTGTCATGTCCTTCTGGAAACTCTACCTTAAACTTTGTTATATCTAACTTAACGTTAGCCTTTGCCTTTTCGTCATCGCATGTATCACAAAGGAATATTAACTCTACTATCTCGCCTACAGACTTTGCTCTGATCTGTGTAAATAAGTATTCATAGTCAAACGTAGCTAAGTTATCTATGTCTACGTCTCCGACTATGCAAGACTGTAAGACGTTCTTTAATGTGTTGATCATTACCTTAGGGTCTTCAGACTGCTGTGCTAAGAGTAATGCTTTCTCTTCTTTGACCAAAAACGGTCTAAACTGTATCTCTCTCTTTGTAGATGGCACCGTTACATTATATAACGGTGCCTTCATCATAGGTAGTGCCATACTATTCTCCTTTATTCATATCTTTGATCATCTTGCTCAATTCGGAGGTTGACCCCACAAAAATCGCATTATTATTTGTTACTTGTTTATTTGGCTGCCCTTCTTGTTGCTTAGGCGAATCCAACTTCTGCTTACGTTCACTCAATGCTAACAGCTGCTCGTTAGTGTCAGCTAGTTGTTTCATTAAGTTACCTACTACTTCAAAAGCTCTTGGGTGTTCTGATTGTTTTGCAATCTCTAACGCATGATACAATGCATCTTGGCCTTGATTCAACAACTTATGTAGGTTATTACGAGCTGAATCATAGTCGTAATCTACGTTCTCTTCAACCTTAGTAGAAGCTGGCACTATCTCAGCGCCAGTACTAATCGTTTCCCCAGGTTTGAGAGGCTCTACGTTAAAAACCTTTGACAAATTATCATCAGACTTCATGATATACCTTTATGTTAAGTTATCTTTCTTCTTGGTGTAGCACGTTCAGCACTAACTTCAGGCTCACTATAATCCTCTACACTCGGTGGTGCTGGTGGAGCAGGAGGTGGTGGAGCTGATGGAGCTGGTCTTTGTGGGATTGGCATCTGCATCTGTTGTGGTGCATCATTCTTTTTAGATGCTGAGTATGCATTAGCACCAAAGAATGCTGCCACCAAAGCTGAGATGGCTACAAAGTATGTAGGAGCGATATTACCAATGATAGTTGCTGCATCGTCTACGTCTAACCATGAAGCGATAACGATGGTCACTGGATATAATAACATACCCCATAGTGCAAACCATGTCATCTTACGCATAGCATCACGTTGAGCATCTTGGTCTTCAAGCTCTCTACGCTTAAACTCAAGATACATAGCTAGTTCTTGGCTACTCACATAGCCGTCACCGTTTGTATCCGCCTCTTGTAAATGTTGGTAAGCATTATCGCTTACACCTTGTTTTTTGTATTCCATTTTAAGTCCTTAAGTTAATATTGTTCCGCGACCTGTAGACGCTGTTTCTGAAGAGTATAATGAATTTCTAGAGTTCTCAAAAGAATTATATCCTGTTTGATACTGATCAAAGTTGGTAAAGTATGTGTCTGGCACCTCTACAGTATCACTCAAGAATGATTCTGTAGTGTTTGTTGCTGGTGAAGATCTCCAATACTTGTACTCCATAGCTACTGATAGCTTCATCACGTCTTTGTTTGCATAGTCCATTTGGATAGCGTTTATAGCTTTTGGATAGGCATGATATAATGTTACTTGATAACGACTCTTGTCTTTTATATCAAATATATCAATGTTTATGTCTGTCACATAAGTCCAATAGTAATTAAAGTTACGAGTTACTGGGTCTTGAATAGCGTTCATCCACTTATCAAACAGCTCTTTAACTGTCATCGAGTTATCTACATAGAACCCCATGTTTATGGTCTCGTATTGTTTTTGGTGTGGCATCTGACGCTCTTCGCCAAAAGTCTTTGCTGCCGTGGTCTCTAATGTTAACCCAGGCAAGCTTATGGCATCACAGTATAATAGTATCTTACGTAAATCTGCACTATATAGTCCTGCAGATAGAGAGCTTGGTAAAGCAAAAGATACCGCGAACCTAGATGTTCGCATCAACCCTTCGCCAGCTACTTGTGATATGAATTCGTTTAAAGTTGCCATTAGTATCCCATTGAGTCTTTCCAGACCCTGTTCTTATTTGCACCAACAAACTGCTCTACAGGTAACATGATCGCCGTAGCCCAGTCGTTTGCATCTATCTTCCTAAAAGTTGTCTTAACATGATCAATCAAATAATGCTTAACACATGGTTCTGCTGATTTAAATTTACTGACTCCGTTTATTAGGCTCCATGAATATCGTATACGAGTGTTTTCGTTCATGTTCCTGTCAGACACAAAGTCCATCAGCCTTTGTAATAGTATCATCCTAGGCTGATAAGGTAAGTAGTGTAAGTTTAAGCCAAGAAACCCACCAGCAACCTTCTTAAAAGGTAACACTAACGGGAACTTATCATAGTATGGCAGTTCATCTTTACCCTTAGGATCATATATAAACATATACATCGATCCTGGAACTATAGTGTTCTTAACCCTTGCAGAATCAGAGTTCAGTACTTTAGCAGCTGTAAGGTTCTGTCTTCCAAGGAGCAAAGCTTGTTGTTGAAACCATGCCTTAGACTTGATAGCAGCTTCTTTTAAGTTATACTGATTGTTAGCAAATACGTCTTTAATCTGTTGAGCCATTTGATTATTTATATGCTAATTTAAGCCTAATTCATTCTCGGTTATGATCACGAACTCATACCCTCGATCCTTACACCATTCTGTAGCTGCCTTCCATTTTGCTTGGTTCTTGATAAAGGTGACTGACTCCATCAAGTAGTGTCTTGTCTTCTTGCCTGGAAACACTGGTGGCTGGGTCTGTTTGGCAGGTTTAACCTCTACGAGGTATGTCTTTGTTTGGTTTTCTTTGGTCTTAACTCGTATCTTAAAGTCTATGAAGTACCTGTGAAGCCTATTGTCGGTGGGGCATTTATAAGGGATGACCGTCTCTTCTGAACACCATTTTATGATGGATGGGTTTTTATCACACCATGCAGCAAACCTGGTTTCCCAACTAGACCTCATGATGATGTTAGTAGGATCCCCTTCATACTTCTCTGGGAACATTGGTTTATATCTTCTTTTATGAAACATATCCTTATTTATCATATAAATAATCAATAAACGTTTAGGAATATAATATGCCAGATTTAAAATTATTTGGGAAAAACTTCGGTGACCCATTTAAATCTAAAAGTACTCAAACTAAAGAAGATAACATTCCGTCAGGAAATAAAAACTTTTTTGGTAGTGAGTTGTTTTCTGCAAGAGGTGGTCAAGCAACATTTGATAGCAACAAATACAGGATCAACGAACACACTTATCCTTCAGACTTGATGGGTAATTTAGCTGAATATGGAAGTAACTACGTAGTGTTTTATATCAACGCTGCAGTAGATTCAAAGCTAATCAAAGATCAGATAGAAGCTACTGTAGAAGACAATACTCCCAGAGATAACGGTGAACTATTAGCTTTATCAAGAAAGTTTGGCACTGGAGTTGGAGGAGCTATAGCTGCCCCAGCAGGAATAGCCATTGGCGGATTAGCATTAGGCGGCAGCTTAACAACATCTTCAGTGGTGAATGGAGTAGCAGCACGAGGCTTATCAAAAGAGGCGTTAACCACTGCTGCAGCCATAGGATTAGGTGCTGGTGCAGTAGCAACAGCTGCTAGCACTTTCTCAGGTCAAAAGAAAAGATTAAAGACAGCCATCGCTTTACACTCTCCTAATAACATGAGTACTACATACAGCATGAACTACGACGAAGAAGACCTCGACATCTATGCTATGGGTGTAGCTGCAGCTGGAGGTACAGCTGCGGGCATTGAAGCCCTAGCCCAAAAAGGAGCTAGCAATGTATCTGGAGAAGGCGCGTTAAGTTCTATAGCCGCGGCAGGTTTAGGCTTAGGTTTATCAAAACTACCAGGAACCGCAGGCATAAGCAAGCTTACTGGCCTAGCACCTAACCCAAGAAAAGAACAACTATTCAAGCACGTATATTTTAGGACTTTTAACTTTGACTACCAGTTTTATCCAAGAGATCATATAGAAGCAGAAAAGGTATTAAACATCATCTATGAGTTCAAGCTACACATGCATCCAGAGTTTAAAGACGCAAATAACTTCTTATACATATACCCATCAGAGTTTGATATATTCTATTATAATGGTACACAAGAAAATAAAAACGTAAATAGACACACATCATGCGTACTTACTGACATGACAGTAAACTACTCTCCAAACGGTCAGTTCACCACGTTCGAGAACGGTATGCCTACACAGATCAACATCACGTTGACATTTAAAGAACTTGCAACTCTTACAAAAGAGAAGATACAAGACGGGCTATAATATATGTACTTTAAAAACTTCCCTACATTTTTATATGACTATGATATCAATGGTACGACCCAGTACAAGCTAGTCAAGGACATCACACAGAACGTTAGGTTGCGTAAAGAACTACTATCTAACATAACGTTGTATGATGAGTATGACTTCAGAGACGGAGATACACCTGAAATCATAGCAGAGAAGGTATATGGGTCTCCACTATACCATTGGGTCGTCATGCTGGTTAACGAAAAGTATGACTACATCAATGACTTCCCTCTCCCGGTATATGAACTAGAGAAGCATATCACTGCAAAGTATGGCGCAGGTAATGAGTACGATACGCATCATTATGTAGATAGCAACGGGTTCATAGTACACTCATCATACCCTGGAGCAACATCTGTATCTAACTATACGTATGAGTCAGACGTGAACGAGAGTAAACGCAGGATCAAGCTAATATCACCTTCACTACTAAACACCATCCTTAAAAACTTTAAAGACCTTATATAATGCCAGCAGATTCTGAAGTAATACGGTTCGCGGGAGACGTCTCGATCGACAAGATTGAGATCATCTCGTCTAATGGGTTTGGTCAAGACGTAACCAATCAAGTCATAGCCATAGAGATGTACGAGGACATATTCTCTCCGTTCATATCTGGAGTACTGGCATTAAAAGACTCGTTAGACTTAGCAAACCTGTTCCCGTTTGTAGGTGAAGAGTTCGTCAACATCAAGATGCATACTCCTTCCTTCGAAGGTAAGGATAACATAATCAGCGACCAGTTCTATATCTTCAAGATGTCAAATCGTATCAAGAAGGGTGACAGGAACCTTATCTATGAACTACACTTCATATCACGTGAAGCCATAGTTGACTTAAACAAGAAGGTCAGTAAGTGTTATCAAGGTAAGTGTTCTGACATAGCTCAATCGATAATCACAGATAAGATCAATGGCTTGGAGACTGTTAAGACTCCTATCATAGAAGAGACGCCTAACGGGGTCAAGTACATATCAAACTTTTGGTCTCCTGTAAAAGCATTGAACTATACGGCAGAGATCGCTGTTAACAGGAACGGCAACGCTTCTTATCTGTTCTTTGAAAATAAGTACGGGTTAAACTTCGTATCGCTCGAGACGTTGTATCAAGCAGAGCCCACACAATACTTCACTTATGATGCTTTCATGAGGGAGTTTACTCCAGACGGCAGGTCATTCAGGAACATAGAAAAAGAATACCAACGTATCATAGACATCAACATGCCAACCATATTTGACTACATAGACAGGGCAAAGAGCGGCATGTATGCTTCTAAGATGATCAACTATGACCTAACTACCAAGAAGTATGTGGTCAAAAACTTTGATATGCTCACCGAGTTTAGTAATCAAAAACACCTAAACGAGTTTGCTGGTGCCTCTAATAATGTCATTCGTAGGTCAAACTCAATGGTGTTTGCTATGCCAAAATACTATGGAAACTTTAATAACTTTGGTGACGTGACTAATGCTAGGTCGATCCAAAGAAGGATGTCATTGATACAACAAGCAGAGATATCAAAGGTGGAGATAGTCGTCCCAGGTAGGACAGACTACACAGTAGGCAAGAAGGTTTACTTGAACTTGAATAAGTTTAATCCTACCGATAAGGAAGACATGGATACGGCTGATAACATGTTTTCGGGTAACTATATAATAGCAGCTATAAATCATTTTGTAAATAGAGAGAAGCATGAGTGTCATATGGAGTTGATCAAAGACACGTTCATAGTTGATCTAAATAAAGGTGGAAGATGAAGTTATACACTGGATGCGTAGAGAACAGGAACGACCCGCTCAAGCTTGGTAGATGTCAAGTTAGAGTCGTTGGTCTACATAACCATGATAAGAACCAGCTAAAGACTGAAGACTTACCATGGGCATATCCTATGCAGCCAATAACTTCTGCTGGTATATCAGGCATAGGTCACTCTCCATTAGGTCCAGTTGAAGGAACCTGGGTCCTCATCATGTTTAGAGATGATGACGAACAACAACCAATCATATTAGGTTCTATCGGCGGTATCCCACAAGCACAAGGTGCAATAGATCAAGATAATGATCAGATGATATTAAAAGAAGATGGTATGATCGCGCCGGCCGATCAACAATCAATCACAGATTCAAATGGAAACATAATAAGTAATGATTCTCCTGAAGATAAAATAGAAGAATTAACTGGGTTAAATCCAGCATCATCATATACATTATCTCAAGCTGGTATCGATGAGATCAAGAGAAACGATCCAGCATTATCAGATACAGAGATACAAGACTATGTAGCAACAAATATAGCACCAGCAATCCAATCCACGGTCAAAGCTCCTATCAGTCAATCAATGTTTGATGGATTATGTGCTCTTGCATATAATACTACACCAGAAACTGTAACTAATTCATCAATGATGGTTGATCTTAATTCTGCAAAATACTTAGATGCAGCCACTGCATTCAATGGTCTAAATCCAGATACTACACAGAAAGACTTATTCTTAAAAGATGGTATACCAAATGTTGCTGGTGAACTATCACCAGTAGCTTCCGCTACTCCACCAGTCGACTCATCAACTACTAGTTCGGGATTAACTAACGACGGTATAGCTATGGTCCTCGGATTTAAAGATCCAAAAGGTAAGTACCCGCTATACTTAAACGAACCAGATACCAATAAGCTTGCAAGACATGAAGACATCAAGAAGACCATAGTTCGTAAGAAGGAACTAGCGAGGGAGAAAGGTGTCATCTCTGCATTTAACGTGACATGGGACCAATCTCCCGTACCATACAACTCATTGTACCCGTATAATCATGTGTTCATGTCCGAGTCTGGCCATGTCATGGAGTTTGACGATACACCAAACTCAGAGCGCGTACACATCTATCATAAGTCTGGTACATACACAGAGATCGACTCTAACGGTACAGAAGTCAAGCGTATAGTAGGTGACAAGTACGAGGTGCTTGAACGAAACGGTCACCTATATGTTAAAGGCACTGCTGACGTCACCATAGATGGTAACCATAATGTCAAGATCAACAATGCATTAAATGTTGAGGTCATTGGTGACGTTAAGATGCACGTTACTGGTAAAATGGACGTTGATGTTGCAGGAGTCTATAACTTAAAAGCAAAAGGCATTAATATCGAGACTAGCACTGATCCTATTAACATATTATCAGGCAATAGTGTAAACGTACAATCTGCTGCAGCGCAAAACTTTAAAGCCGCAGCAACATTTAACGTTGATGCCGTACGAGTAG